TAATATGGAATTCAAAGAACAATCCGTCCCGACTGGTATCTTGCTTAAGATACGTAAATTACAGGCTCTTGCCGAAAGAGGAGTA